CAAATTTAATTTATTCTCAAAAAACCCACACATTTTTGTATTATTATGAACATCTTGATATTCAATACCATAACATTTGATATTTTTACTTTTTTCTATTTGTTCCCATCGACTTTCTTTTTCCATTCTTGTAACTAAATAGTCTTTAATACGATTATCATCAAAATGACTACCTTTACTCACAAAATCACCTTCTTTAAAATTCCACACTTCAATGCCTATTTTTCTTCCATCATTCAATTCAAATACAAAATCGATTGATGAATTCTGAGATACATATATACCTTTTACCTCATAGCAAATTTTTGAAATTCCATTGTATTCCAATGCTCTATGATAAAAGTGTAATTCTGACAATGACTTCATAATATATTTACCATCGTTAGTTGGATGATGTTTATGTGGAAATCCTAACAGGTTTCTAAATTTATAAACAGTATATTTATGTGGGTCTCTTCGATATAATTCTCGCATTTCTGGAGTATAATCAGAACGACTATTAGCATTTTCTCCAGATGATATTTGTGTATGGTTACCAAAAACTGTGTTCCTTTGGAATTTTACAATTGTTTCTAATTCTTCTGTAGTTTTCATTCTTAGATTATTATCTTTTACATATTTGTATCGTTCGTCTAATAAATCAAGTTTTTCACATATCCAATAAGAAGGTATTCCCTTACCTCCGCTAGGAACAAATTCGTCATTATTTCCATCTTTAAACAGGCTTTCTATTTTATCTATTTCGTATCGTTCTTGTACTTGTGAAATATGTTTGCTATATATAGACCCATACTTCTTATCTAATGATGAAGGTGTCAAAACTTCTATTCCACTATCTTCATATATTTTTAGAAATATACTAAGTAATTCTTCTTCAGACGTGTTTGCTTTCAATAATCTCGTATTTGAATTGTGTGTTTTCAATAAAGTTTGAAAATTTATCTTTTCTCTGCTAAGAGAACCAGCCCATTGTGAATGATATTTCCTCCACCAATAATAATCAGGGATTTCCCATGAACCTCTTATTTTCTTAGCACATATATTGTATTTTATTATGTGAAAATTAAAATATCTATAAATTCTGTCAGGATTCCAACAAATTTTACCTGTTTTTGTAAATAAAATACAGTCTTTACAAACAAATCCATTTTTTTCGCAAATATTACGAATAACTCTTGTATCATTATTATTACACTGCAAACAGGTAAACTGACATTTACTTTCTCTCTTAAAAATAGTTTTATCGCTATATTCTTCATTATTTATAATAATTGTTTCTTTGGGAAATCTTTCACAATATTCCACTACCTTTTCTTCAAACTTACTCTGAATGCTGGTCATCATATAATATACTTTCATTGTTAATAATATAAATCAATTTTATTTAATTCATAAATATATATCGGTCGTCAAATTCAGTTGCCGTGTTATTGAAATAAAATTGAAATAAATAAACACACTTATAAGAATGATATAAGTAACCAAAATGGCTTGCATGGTATGCGAAGATGATCACGGAATGTGTTATTGTGAAAACGATTGCACGTATTTAATTTGTGATGAATGTAAATCAAAACTTGAGGAATGTCCACAATGTAAATGTGGACTTAGGATAAATATGTTCTTCGCTGGAAAAATATGTGAACCAGAGGGAGAGCGTTCGAATGCTCCTTGTACTCTAACAAGGCGATATGTAGTAAATCCGGCATCTAGTAGATATGAACTAAATGATTTGTTAAATTATTTGACAAGTGAGGGTGGCATGGAGTTACATCCAGAGAATATCATAAAATATGAACACTATACTAATCTACAAGAAGACATTGGTGTCCAAGCTGTAAATAATACATTAAACGTGACAGGACCTTGTGCTATATTAGATATGAAAGTAATGGATAGAAAAAATCTTTCTGTATGTCATGGTACTTGGGACGAAAGCGACATTGAACTATTATTTGGTAAAGATCTGACTAAAATTTCAGACATAGTAAATAAAAGAAACTACGAAATGATAGAAAAATGTCACGTATTTAGTTTACGTTTAAATGATGATTTTGATTGTTATCGAAGTATCGCGGAATGGGGGATAGCATCATCGTTGGGTAAAACCCTTATACTTGAACCTATGATAAATCCGTATAAAGCTTTAAAAAAAAATGGTGCCAATGAGTTTTATCTATTTGCGTGTGAGAGTATCAAAACACTAGAAAAATTATCATTTCCTAGAAGAAATGCTATATTCAAAGTTCATCCACGAATTAATATGAGTTATAAGGAATATAAAGAATATATGCACCAATTAATAGAGTTCAAGTCATCTCATAAAGGAAGTAATTTAATCTCAGATGATATAAGTATCTCAACACATGTTGGTTGAATTAACTATTCTGATTAAATAATACTTCAAACTCACCTAAATCCAATTCCATAATATCTTTCTTTTGACATTCTTCTTTGCATTGTTCTTGATAAATTCTTAGTATTTCCAAGAATTTTTCTTCATCTGACTTTTTGGAGCTACCCGAAGAGCTAATATCTTTACCACTTTTTGAAAACCGCCGGCTCAACACATACTTACTTGAACGCCCCTTTGCTTGAATATATTGAATACCTGGTACACCATTTCTCATCAAATCTCCCAATGCATTATTAGAAAATGTTTTTTTGTTAATTAAAGTTGTTTCGGGAACATTTTCGACGAAACCTAAGTTACCATTATTATTTTGTTCACAAATAATCTGATTTTTACTTTCGTGAAATGATACCATATTTTGCGAATGTGTTCCCAGTGTCAAATCACACAACCAATTTCGATAACTATTGTCTTCATTACTTGGGGCTTCGTCGTCGTGCATGACTTCTAGATTTTCGGGGATTTCGCCCATAAATGTTTCCCAAATTAGGCGGTGGATGCTTTTTGGTTTTCCATGTATGCATATCTGTTTATAACGAGAGCCACTTTTATTTTGTTGAGCAATATGTCCATAACGATTTCTGGCTCTTCCGTGTGACGAGAATTCATTTTCTGTATATTTAGGATGATACTTCCATTCTTCATTTTCAACTTCAATCTCATAAGCGTCGAAGTAATATCCATATGCCTTATATTCGGGGGTTTTAATCGCTCTTCTGATTTTTGACGCCACTGTTTTTAATACCGGTTTATTGTCTTTTTGAACTACATTTTCAATGATAAATTTGGCACATTTGTCTACACTACGAAATAGACCAATCGTGGTTGATTTTGCTCGGTTATTTTTGTCTTGTGGGTCTGGTTGTTTCACAATCGTATAACGACCATTTCTGCCACCATTTTTGTTACTTTCGTTTACTGATTTCTTTTGTGCTTTAATACCACTTTCGCTTTTGGAAAACCATCTTAAATTACAAATATGATTGTTTTTGCGATTATCGTCTATATGATTGATTGATTCTAGAGAAGGGGTGTTTGGAAATGCGGATGGTAATGCGACGTGGGTCTTTCTATAAGAGGTAACTTTTTCACCATCCCACAAATGATATTCATCGTTGACAGTCGTCTTAATTTTTTTTGTTTTTTTATTCCGAATAATAAACCCTGGATCTTCATTTTCAATAAACAAGATTTCATACAAAGGGAATTCAATAATTTCATGTTCTTTTGTCACACTGTTCGTCTTGTGCGCCATAACTGGTAGCCATTTATTGAACTTGACGTCTCCGTAAGCTGGATGTTGGATATCCATTTTTTGTATACATAGTATTTTTCCAGTAAACTTAATTCAATTTTTTTTTATAAATGTGAAAAATCTTTGTTCATTATTATTTTTTTGAATATTAATGAACATACTTAACAATCAACCTATTTTTTAGATATTTTGAATTTTACTGCGAATGTTAGGAATGGGTGCTACTAACGGGGAACTTAGTTGGAATATGCAAGTCCGCCCATACCACTCATAATTCTAAGAACATTGTAGTTTCTGGCGTAGACGCGCACCTTGGCGGTGTTGGTGCCCTCAACACATGCGTTCGAGAGAACGAGCTGAAGAGTGGCGTTGTCAATGCGCGACATGTTGCAGGTGCCCGACGGCTGGTGCTCCTCGGGGCGAAGGGCGAACGAGTAAACGTTGACGCCGGTGTCCGGAGAGCGCGAGTGGTGCTGCCACGGTTGAACTTGGTCGAAGTAGGTGCCCTCACGCTCCGAGAAGCGATCCTGTCCGTTAAGCTGCAGCTTGGCAGTAACGACCGGGTTCTCGCCCCAGCAGTGCATGTCGAGCGAGGTCTCGGCGAGGACGAAAGTGCCCGCATCCGAAATCGACGATTGGTTGTTGCCACCAGCCCACGCGCCGGCATAGGCACCGTCGGTGACAGCGCTGGTGGTAACATCAGCAGCACCCGCGGTCTCGAAGAGCTGGCTGCTAATGAAAGCATCCTCGCCCTCGACGCCAGTCGGGCCACCGAACGCCTTAATAGAGTTAGGAAGAGCATCAACAGCATCGGTGTAGTTGAACGGCTGAGCACCAAGCGCCTTGTAGAGGATTTGTCCGCCGGTGAGCGAGGCGCAGTAGTCAACGTTAGCGTCCGGTTGGACCACCCATACAAGCTCTTTGCACGGGTGGTTGAAGTTAAGTCTGACTTTGTTCGACGAGGAACCAACCGACTCAGCACCAGTGTATTGAAGTTGTTCGATAAGGTACTCGTGCGGGTTCTGGGCCATACGACGCCTCTCATCGGTGTCAAGGTATACGTAGTCAACATAGAGCGAAGCCGAAACAAGCGACTGAGCGTAAGCGGTCGAAACCTTTACGTCGCCACTATCAGCCTCTAAGGAACTAACCGCGAAGAGGCACTCATCAATGGCGCGAAGGTCAAGGTTGATCTTAACCTCGTGGTATTGAAGGGCAATAAGCGGAAGAGCAAGGCCCGGGTTCTGGCAGAACCAGAATTGGAGCGGAACGTAGAGAGTGGTCTCCGGAAGAGCCTTTCTCGGGGCGCAAACCTGTCTCGGAGCCGACGAGTCGCACGGTCCATCAACATCAGCGAACGATGGGTCGGTGACAAATGTAAGTTGGGTAGTATTGCCAACCATCTTGTTGTAACCAGCCTCTTGGTTCTTGTCCATGGTGAGCTGGCACCAGAGATGCATCCAGTCGCCATATTGTTTCTCAATTCTTTGACCACCAATCTCAACCTCAACATTCTCAATGAGCTGGTGACCCGGGAAATCGAGCCAGCGAGCGTAAACATCGCCGTCACTGAGACTTTGACCAATCTCAGGAAGAGTGACCTGTAAGTAAGTTCTGTAAGCAAGATCACCATTTCTCGAAACGGTGCAGGTTACTCTGCGGCCGAAATCGGCCTGTCCGTTGAAAGTTTGCTCAATGGACTCCATCGCGAAGTTAGTGTGTCTCCTGTAAGTGACCTTCCAGAAAGTGATTTGAGGATTACCGGTAAGGTAAACATCTTGTGCGCCGTAAGCTACTAATTGCATTAAACCTCCACCCATGATTCTTTTTTATACTATAGGTAAAGAAAAAAAAATAGTTTTTACTAGTTTAAATTAAAATATTTCATGAGAAACTTATTCAAAAAATCTTCCGATAAGACTTGTTTTTCTTTGCATCTCTGCTTTGAAAATATGTAACTGTTCTCCCTTTTTCTAACGCTCCAACCATCTTCTATTGCGTTAAAAATAAATAAAATTTTGCTCAAATCTTTCTTATTTATATCTTCATTACATAGTTTTATCTTGTTCATTTGATTATATTTTTTATTTTATATTTAAAAAAACTACATAAAAATTGTTATATGGACGAAAACTATACACTAGACAAACTGTTCTCTAATAAAATAAAAGGATTTGAGAATGAAATCTCGTGTATAGAGAATTGCACTAAAGAAATTCAAATACTAAAAGATTACATGAATAAGTTATCTCACAATGAAGATACTATAGAATACAAAAATGAAATAGTTGTTCTCGAAAAAAAGATGAAACAAAAGCAGAAGAAGATAAACAATTACTTTCTTTCTAATTCTGATAACCTGTTTGGTTATTTTGAAATGAAGCAAGGTATTGAAAATAACAAAAATCCTAAAAAAAAACTGGATAACTTCTTCAATAAGCGTAAAAAAGAAGATTTCGCCATTTACAGTAAGTGTAATGGAAATATCGAAAAATACCTAAAGTCAAATAATTATGAGCTTTATATTGAAATAGCCAAAAATGATATACCAGATACTTCTATTTGTGGCGAATGTAATGAAGGCGAACTCATAAAGTCAACATATGATGGTATCCTCATATGTAACAAATGTTTTTCTATCACCAAATATCTTATTCATAATGACAAACCGGCTTATAAAGAACCGCCTAAAGAAATATCATTTTATGCGTACAGAAGAATTAACCATTTCAAAGAAATATTAGCACAGTTTCAAGCCAAAGAAACAACCGATATTCCGATTGAAATTATACAAAACATTAAGAACCAGATTAAAAAAGAGCGCATTTCAATAATGACGTTAACGAGTAAAAGAACAAAGGAAATACTGAAAAAGCTAGGATATAATAAATATTATGAACACATTACTTACATTAAAGACAAATTAGGAATAAAGCCACCAATTATGAGCCAGCAATTAGAAGAAACCTTATGTAATTTGTTTGTCGATATTCAGACACCATATGCTAAATATTGCCCCACTGATAGAGTGAACTTTTTGAATTACTACTATACGCTCTACAAGTTGTGTGAACTTTTAGGAGAACATGAGTATTTACCCCATTTTCCAATGCTCAAAGAACAGAAAAAAATAGAACAAGATCAAATATGGCGAAAAATATGCGACGAGCTTGATTGGGATTTTATTCCAACACTATGATAAAACATTTGAACAGCCTATAGATTTGCCACAGCTTGTCTTTTTACTATTCAAATATTTTCATTTATTTTCAGTGATTATTTAAGGGATTTTACTTCATCTTAAAATGGTTTCGGGAAACCTACTAGATTTGCGCCTATACCGAAACCTGCGCCTGTTCTGGCGCTCTCACCCATCGACGGGATGTAGGTGTCGAGAACCGAGAAAGTTGCAGCAGCAACAAGAGCGATCATTCCCACCTCATCAATCTTAAGAGATCCTGCTTTAGGAATTGCGTAACATGCAATCGCCACCATAAGACCTTCCACTAAATATTTGATAACCTTCTTTAAAACTTCCCGGACGTTGAGTTGCATTATTTATAATATATAAATAGAAAAAAAATATAAAAAGCTACACTATAGATTAGTTATAATGTCGAAAGAAGAAGTAATTGACTTGTTAGATGAGGACAAACCACTTGCCGAACAAAAATTTGCATGTCTTTCTTTTATATCGCCTGAAAAAGTGATTAAGTCTAAGGATAAGTTCATGTTCGAAAAATTCGTAGAACAGTATAATTTTATTAAAAATGCAGAAAACTTAACAAAGTTCGCAAACTACGTCTCATACAAGTACGAGATTGATACCGACAAACTTATGAATGACCTGAAAGAGTTTTCATTAGCAGAAGAAAAAGCATTGAAGAGTAGTGTTTCGGATGATTTTGACACATTTATTGATAAAAAAGGCGATGAAATCACTGCAGAATATTCTAAAATGCATAACTTCCAAACATGTGTAAGGGGTTTGAAAGTACGCGGTGTATTTCCTACTCAAGAAGAAGCAGAATTAAGGTGTAAGATGTTGAGACAAGTTGATCCAAATCATGATGTGTATGTTGGTCCAGTTGGACTGTGGGTCCCGTTCCATCCAGATGCGTACAAAACAGGACGCGTAGAGTATTTGGAAAAGGAACTGAACCAACTTATGCATGAAAAGGACCGAAATGAAACGGAGGCCAGAACTCACTTTGAAACTAGAGTAAAGGGGGCCAAGTTGGAGGCCATTTCAAATAATATGAAGAAAGCAAGTGAAACTGGGAATCGTTTGACCCAGACAATCAATGAAAAGGGAGAACTTGTCGGAACCGAAGACTCTAGTAGTGTTGAGAAAAAACTGGGTGTCAATGCCACGATGGAGGATATAAAAAACGAGCTATTTGAAGGCGATGATATTGTTACCACTTCAACGGATCATGGATTGTCGCGCTTGAAAGAAAATTGAAATAAAATAATATGTAAATTTTAAAGTCAACCCTATCACAAATGGAAAACACAACAACCAATACAACGACAGCCTCTGACATTTGCAAAAAGACCAAAAAATGTCAATTTTGTAAAAAAAAAACGGTAATTCTTCTTAAATGTTCGTATTGTGACACAACAGTTTGTTTGAAACACAGAAGTCCTGAAACGCATAATTGTCACCATAACTTTCAGGAAACATTTAGTCTACCTGAAAAACAGCAGGTACCTAAGGTTGAAGTGATATAATATTATAACATTAAAAATAATATTATAGTGTCTTCTTGTATATGACGTACAGCACATCATTTGCCGAGGTTAATTTAAATGGACTAGAATACGATGAAACATTGGTTGCAAATGAGACTGATATGTTAACGGATCCTAGCGCGCCTTTATTTGCACTTCAGAGACTACGGGTTCTCAAAACAAGAGAAACCGGAGACGATGTTGTTAAGCCTGATACTACAGGTCGGAGAAGAGCTGAGCAAATAAAGTTTGATACTACATCATATGAACAATATAAAATGCGTCGAAAAGCTCAAGTTCTGTCGTATTCTGGAACATCAACTGAAAACAAAAAGACGCAGTTTTCAACCATATCGCGCGTTCGCAGAGGAGTAAATAATTCTCGACTACAAAGCTTACAAGAGACAAAAGTATGTGATGAAAATAGTGTGAAAACCAAAATTAAGAGGGCGACTAATTCTGGAATTCGTGGAGATGGAACGCTTTTATTTTTAGACAAGTCTGTAAAATATATAGAAAAGTTGTGATGGCCAATGAATTACGGCGATATTCTCAAAGAAGGGACTAAACATTTGTCAATACGACTGTATATATCACCAGAACTGCATATATCACCTTTGTACGCCTTGACACAGTGTCGCATGTTATCATCGCTGCCGATAAAACAATAACCACCATTTTCACCAATGATCTGACTTGGTGAATAGTTTTGCAGTAATTCTTTTTCATTTACACCTCGGTTCCTTTTCTCTTGTTCTGTTTCGCCTTTTGACATATCTGGAGTGTCTTTGACGTATGCGGTCCCTTCGTTTTTTTTAGATTGCTCTTTGTCTTCTGGTTGTTTCCGATTTTCCTCATTGTCGCTTTCCTTGACCTCATCATCATCCTTTTCATCGTCGCTTTCTTCGCCATCCTTGACTTTGTCATCTTCTTCGTCTTTTTCTTTATTTTTGCCATTTTTCATATCATTTATCATTTTGGTTATGTTGTCTTTAAAAAACCATATCAGTCCGCATACCACAACAATTAAAAAAAGTACGACCAAAACCCATAAACCAGAACCTCTGCTTTTTTGGTTGTAATCATATGATGAAGCTGATGCAGACAAAGATGAACCTTTTGATGCCGCGTTCATGCTTTTTGTTATCGTGTTAGAATTATTATTTACAAAACTATTTGCCATGTTGTTAACTGGGACTGTGTTTATTTTTCTGGAGATTGTGTCTAAGATATCACTATTGTCATTTAGTGTAGATATTGAACGACCATATACTTCACTCACAGTATTTTTGATCGTATCTTTCATGTATCGTATATTATATAAAATTATATATTTTATATTCACAATGTCATATAAATATTTTTATATATATCCATTTTAGTTTCGTTTTTAGGAGCTTCAGAATTAACGACAACTTCTTTCTCCTTAATTTGTTCGAATATGACGGATATGTTTTTTTCGAGATTATCAAAAATACTTGTTTTGGACACGACTGGAGTATTGCATTTGATATCTTTGTGTAGTAATATTATTTCGATTGCGTGATTAATCATATATAATCTTTTTTTGTTTACTGACAAAGCATATCTCGTGGCAAATAATTGAAAAATACTTTGAACGATGGATTGTATTTTATTATTAACTACCTTTAAAGATGTTTTTAAAATGGCATCCCATATAATCCAGATTACATTTCCTTCAAGTATTTTCCGCGAGTTTCTATAAATACTTCTAGTTTCACACAGGACCTCTTTTTTTTTCTTACGGCACAGAGCGTCATACTCAATTATCCAATTAATCCAATAAACAATATCAACCTTATTTCTTGTCTCAGTTAAATGATACATAAACTCGTTAAATGGAACAAGGTATTCCTTCGGGTCACCGTTCTTATAAACAAGATTTACGTATTCGATGTTAGGTGCTTTTAAATTATCATAAAGAGTTTCAATTTTGAAAACAAAGTTATACCTCAAATCGTGAAGTGTTGTCAACTTTTGCGAGTCGCAGAGTACTGTTGTAATTGAAAAGAAAATGACTCTAATTTTAAAGTCGTTTCTTACATTCAGTATGTTATCATCATTGCTAATAATCGAACGAAACTCTTCGTATTTTTTCATGATATATAGCGGTAATTTGGGGTTGTATATGTGAATATATTTGCTCATAAGAACAAAATAAGTGTCCCATAACTCTAATAGCATATCAGAGCACAACATTTCAGCTGTCCAGAAAAATGCTTCTTCTTTTCTGTTGTAGTATATTGCATTTTGAAGGTTTTTACCAACATCTTTTTTTTTATAATTTGAAAATGTATCAGTTTTGAACTTTTCTCTTGTATCAGCGATAAGTACAATATCAGTCATGTAATATTAATCAGTCATACAGTATGTAACAGATAAATTAAGTCGCTTAAGCGAAAAAATAAAAATAAATGCATAATTTATATGTATTTATTTTTAATCACCTTGATTTTTGGCTCTATGTATGTGTATTTTTCATTGACCAATCACGAAAAATCTGAAGGGTTTGACACAAAATACAAAAATCCAAAAGACAATATGAACCACGAGGATTTTTACACATTTTTACTAGATGAATTGTTTTTTGATAAAGAATATTATGAGAATTTTTGTAAAGTGCTTTTACAAGACATTGGGACAGTATATAATAAACATCTCTGTATTGGAGTAAAACATGGAGGACACGTTAATGAGCTTTTGCGTGAAAATGTGGAAACGGTTACTGTATCAAAATCTAAACCTATTATACTATTCTGCGAGTACAATTATCCATCACATACATACAAGCATGTAGATAATTACGACACTAATTCGTATATATTCGACGAAAACTCGTTTACGATGATTTCGTTGATAGACTGCGAGGTCTACTGCGACAACGCCGTCTATGGTTTGTTTTATAATATTTCAAAGTGGATAACGAATAAGGGGTTGGTATATATCGATGTTTATGATACTGTGGAACAGTTGAAAGTTGGCATTCAAACTACAAACAGTGAAAACTATGTGGAGAAGAATTATTCCTATCGAAATAAAATAGAAACGATTGACGAACATCGCTTTTTCCTGAACGAAACCATTAAACAAGGGAGCAATAAAAAAAATATAAGAAAAGAGTATAATTATCATACTATAGAAAAGCTCTTATATATAGCCCAAGAGTGCGGGCTAACTGAAATAGAACGTTTAAAACATCATCACGATAAGTTTTCTGGACGAGGAATTATTGTACTCCAAAGAAAGTAAGTTATCTTTTATATTTGCCGATTGAAACAAATGAGTCTAATACGTATATAACAAATATTCCAAGAAAGCAATACAATACCACTTCTTCATTTTTTTTGTTAGTTTTAATTTCACGCTCTTCTTCGAACAAATTGATAATGTAATTCAATTTACTCAGGAGTTCTTCTCGCGAATCCAAACCGGACAATAATGAACCAGAGCTGTTTACGGAGTTTAGGTTTAGGTTATTGCTAATAAGATAATCTTTGGATAAAGATTCATTATTGTACAAGTCTTGCGACGACTCGACTTGTGTAACTTGTTTACTAATGTCGTCCTTCATTTCGTGTGAATAAAAATTAGCTAAAACTTCTTCATTGTCTTCTTTTAGCGAATTGTTCAAATTGTTATGAATATTAGCAACATCGTCATCTACAGGTTCTTTCTCCGGGTTCATTACCATTTTTTGCAAAATACCTTTACTGAGTTTGTTTTGTCTTTCTTTATTAATTTTATGGTCAAGACTTTCATTTTTTTGAAAGTCTATGGGGCTTGCAGAAAATGCTAAACTACTCATTTACTTAATAAAATAAGAGATAAAAAAAATGCCTTCAACACTTATTTTATTATATATATATTGTAAGTATACTGCTAGTAATGAAAAAACGTTCTGAAAATAAAAAAACTTTTTACCATACCATGAATGAGAATATAAAGGCATTGAATACCAGTAAGTTTTTTGCTGGTATTGTTATGTTGACAGTGAACATCGGTTCTAAATATGTTACATTACAGCTTAGTGAAAGTCAGGAAGATTATGTTAAATATACGCTTGGACGTCAAGTTCTTGTGTTTGCAATCTTATGGATGGGAACACGTGATATTGTGATATCTCTTACATTGACATTGATATTCATTCTTTTTGCAGACTATCTTTTGAATGACAGCAGTAAATTTTGCATCATACCGGAAAAATGTAAAATAAGCCCAACTAAAGAAAACAAGCAGATCACTGCAAAAGATATTAATAATGCAATCGACATTTTGAAAAGAGCTAGAAAACAAAAGTGTTCAAATAAAATGAGTAAACAAGAAGATCAGTTTATCAACAAATCGTTATTCAAAGAGAATTTTATATAATTTTATACATGTATAGTATAATGAAATTATGTCAAGTACTTTTGGTACTTTAGGAACCATCACAGAAACAAGAAATATTCGAATAGAAACAGTACCTTGCCCGTTATATGATTATATGGTTTTAAGTAAGTTATGCGATTTACCAGAAGATAAGAATAGAGAACAACTCGAATATTATGCAACGCGCTATTCACTTGAAACACATGAATTGAAAAGAAGTATTTTAGACGGTCCTGTCAACGAAAGCGGAGATATAATTAAGTTTGCTAGAAATTTACTATTTAAAGGTCCGACTGATGATTCATGCACGAGTTTCGTAAATCTAATCAAAAACCCGAGTAATTTGGTAATATTACCAACCTTTTTCGAAAGCAATACAAACGCAGCAATAAGTAACTTAAATAGTTTCTTTACTCAATCCGAAATAGAAAAGGAGTTCAGAGCTGTATCATCTGTTTTGTTTCAACCACCACCCCCGCCGCCGCCAGGGAACCGAAGTATTTCTCATTTTCAAACAATCCTTCAAGAAGTTGAAGGACAACGAGACTGTCGAGGACTAGACGA